ATGTCGGTTCAACCAAATATACGGCTGTTGCTCAATGGGCGGCAAGCACCACTTATGCAGTCGGGAATGTCGTTCGCCAGCTTGCAGCGCCAGCGGTTGGCAGTGAGCGTTGCTTTCGCGTTTCAGCCATTACAACGGGCATATCCAATACTGTAGAGCCAGCATGGACATTAACAGCCAACGGTACGACCGCAGATTCTGGCGTAACATGGACGGAATGCACCGGGCAGGCCATTTATAACGGCGATGGCGGCGGGTCAGCATGGGGCGCACCTCATGCAAGGATATTGAACGCTATTGCATCCACATGGGCGGCGGCGGGCGATACGGTGTATGTGTCCAATAACCATGCCGCTACTCAGTCGGCAGCCTTAACGCTCAATGGCGTTGGTTCAGCAGCGGCCCCTATAAAGATTATCTGCGTAAGTGACTTGGCATCACCGCCAACGGCAACCGCTACCACGGCGAGTGAATCCACGACCGGGGCATCGACTATTGTTATCAACGGCCTGACCGCCGGGGCAGCTTATGGGTATGTGTACGGCATTACATTCAATGCGGGCAGTGGGGCAAGCGTTGCAAGTATCGCCTTTAATAACGGCCTGAATACCGGTGCGGGCGCATGGTACTTTGATTCCTGCACGTTCAACCTAAGCAATACAGCGTCCACTTCGGGATTTAGTATTAATAACTCGGTCAACCAGCCGGGGAATTGCTTTGCTGAGTTTAGCAACTGTAAATTTACTTTCGGTGCCACCGCGCAAAAGCTCAATATTGGGGATTTCACGGTGCATATTTTAGGCGGCTCAATTGCCGCTACTGGCTCGGTGCCAACAACGGCATTTGCGGGTATCAACCTGACTTGTGGTGAGGCAGTGATCCGCGATTGCGACATTTCGACTGTGACCGGCACACTATGCGCATCCTCCAACGGGAATACATTTTACTTTGAAAACTGCAAACTTGGGGCAGGAGTAACGCCCGGTCCATCTGCATCGCAAGGACCGCAGGGCTTAATTGTTAAGCTGCATAACTGCGACAGCGCAGCCACGAATTACCGCTATTATTACAAAAACTACATGGCCACGGTGCAGCAGGAAACCACCATTGTCAGGACTGGCGGGGCCACAGACGGCACGACACCTTTAAGCTGGAACATGAGTACGTCTGCTAATTCCAGCTATTACACGCCATTCGTGAGCGATGAAATTGCCCAGTGGAATAATACGACAGGCAGCAGCAAAACCGCAACCGTCTATTTAACCAGCAATACGGCCCTTACTAATAATGATGTGTGGCTGGAAATTGAATATCTCGGAAGCTCGACAAGCCCGCTAGGTTCATTGGTCACGACAAAGCTCCCGCTATTAACAACCGCAACCGCTCTTACCGCCGATGCTTCAACATGGGGCGGTGCTATCACCAATAAATATTCAATATCCGTAAGCTTCACGCCCCAGATGAAAGGCCCGGTCAAAGCGCGTATCTATATGGCAAAGGCCAGCACTCAGATTTATTTAGACCCACTGCTTACGGTAGTTTAAATGGCAATCCAGTATTTTATACCGGGTTGGGGGTATGTAAATGAAACTGCTGCGCAGCAATACCTCATACCGGGATGGGGGTATATTAATGAGGCCCAATCTGGAACGTCTTACAGCCTAGCACTCGGAGCAGGCAGCTATGCTGTCACCGGGCAAAACGCAGCGCTTACCATTGGCAGGAACTTAGCATTAGCCAGTGGCACATACACGATAACGGGGCGCAATGCTACGCTCACCTATACCTCAAGCGGGGTTTACACCCTAGCGCTGGGTTCAGGCTCCTACGCCATAAGCGGCAATGCCATGAAGTTCACGGCACCGCAAACCTCAGGCGGCGGATATATTGCCGATGCCTATGCCAAGTTTAAACCAAAGATTGCCACCGTTGCAGAAATACGCAGCGAGATTGAGCATATAGACGAAGAGATTGCCCAAACCGAAAAGCGTGATTCGGAGCGTGAAGCGCGAATTGCAAAGCGTCAGTTTGAGGAAATATCCGCACTACAGGCGGAACTTGAAGCCCAGCTTCAAGAGAAGATCAACGGGTTGCGCATGGAGCGAATCCGGTTGATGCGGCGTATCGACGATGAAGAGGCAATTTTAGCCCTCCTACTCAGTATGCCTCTCCACTAACTCAAGGAAAACCTATGGAAGATTTTATTGATGCTGCAATCGCAGCAGGGATTACTGCGTCGGAAGCACAGCCGGAAGCTATTGAAAATGCTGATGCACCGATTACCGAAGAAGCGCCAGCGCCTGAATCTGATGAGCCAAGTGAGCCAGCAGAGAAAGACGAACCGTTTCCCAAAAAGGCAATCAACGCACTATCACGGCGCGATAAGCAAATCGGTAAATTACGTGCGCAAACGGAGCAGATGCAAGCGGAGCTTAAAGCCCTTCGTGAAGCAAACACTCCTAAGCAAACCACAGGTGAACCGAAAGAAACGGATTTCGCCAATTACCACGAATATATCCGAGCAGTTAATAAATACGATAGCGAAAAGCTGTTAGCCGAGCGCGACAGCAAGCAGCAGGAAACCCAGAAAGTCAGCCAAAGTCAGGCATGGGAAACCGAACGCTTAACCGAAATAGACAAGCAATCCGCAGAGTTTGCAAAAGAGACCCCCGAAGTTACGGCGCTGTTCGATGAATACGCCGATGTGATTAGAGAATATCCGCCCGAGATTAAGCGACTTTTCCTAGAAGCCGATAACGCGCCACTGGCGTTTTACAATCTGGCCAAAGAGGGAAAAATCGAAGCCTTAGGCGAAATGTCGCTTGCAAAAGCAGCGATGGAAATTGGCCGCGCACAGACGCAGGCAGCCACCAAAACCAAAACCAAAGCCCCCACACCGTTACCCGCTTCACGCGGTTCAGCGGCGGCGGGCAAATCCGTCAACGACATGGCCACTCCTGAAGAATTTTTCAAGTGGTACTCAACCTCATAAGGAATCTAAATCATGGCTAATGCTACCCAAACAATCAAAAATGCCACTACGATTATATCTGGCGTTGCAGCAAAAATGCTGGAAGACCAGATGCCCTTCATAAAATCCATTTCCAAGGAACCTCTTGATTCCTTCGGTCAGGTGAATGGCTATAATCCTGGGGATACCATCAACATCAACAAACCGGCGCGTTTCTTGGCGACAAGCAACACTACGGACGTAACCAGCACTATTCAGGATTTCAAGGAAGAACGTGTACCTTTAACCCTGAATTCCAACCCTACCAACGTTTCAATCAATTTCACCTCACGCGAAATCGCTACCGATCTGGCGCTTAAATCGTGGATGAAGCGCATGATCTCGCCTGCTATGAGTTCCATCGCGCAGAGCATTGAAACCTCACTGCTAACCACCGTTAAAAATGCGACTTTCAATCAAGTCGGCACGGCTGGAACCACCACCTTCGATACAGACACCATGTTATCGGCTCGTGAAAAGCTGATGAAAAACTTGGTGCCTGATGACAATATCTTTGCGCTGCTTGATTCCACCGCTATGCGTTCGGCTGTCAATGCTCGTAAAGGTTTGTTCAACAAAACCGAGGAAGTGGCAAAGCAGTACACCAAGGGTTACATGGGTAACGCGGACGGTTTCGAGTATCTCGAATCCAACCTGCTCCCGCTGCATACTCGCGGTACGCAGACCGGCTCGTTTACCGTCACCACTACAGTATCGGTAGAAGGTCAGGCAACCATTGCCTTGACTGGTACCTCAGGCGGTACGCTGAAAGCTGGCGATGTGTTTACAATCGCTGGTGTATCGGCTGTTCATCCGATTACCAAGGTGACGCAGAACTACTTACAGCAGTTCGTAGTAACGGCAGACAACACCGCATCCGGCACGGCTTATACCGGCGTGGCGATTTCTCCTGCTCTTTATACGTCTGCTTCCAATGGCTTGCAGACTGTAAGCGCCTTCCCAACGTCCACATCCGCTGTGACCATCGTTGGCACCGCTTCTACTGGTTACACCCAGAACATCGCGTTCCACCCATCGGCGGTTCGCTTTATCTCGGTGCCACTGGTTAACCCGGCTGGCGCGGATGAATGCTCCACGGCTACCACTAAAAACGGCATTACGGTTCGCGTATGGCAGGATTCCTTGATTCTGACTGATAAGCGCATCCTGCGTATTGACGTTCTCTGGGGTGCGGTTGTGGTGCGTCCTGAGTGGATTTGCCGCTTAACTGCATAGTTTAAAATAGAGGGCAGTAGGTCAGGTCGCATTTTGCGGCCTTTTTTATTGCCCTCATTTCTTTGGAGAATGAAATGTCGAATGGAATTATAGACGGCAATGTGAAGGGGATTTTCCTGTTACAGGGGACGTTTGACCCTGCATCCGTAGCCACCATCACCACCGCAGAACAAACCGTAACCGTAACCGGCGTAAAAGTCGGTGATATGGTTATAGCAGTTAAACCAACACTTACCGCAGGCGTTGGGGTTCTTCAGGCGCGCGTATCAGCAGCCGATACCGTAGCTGTGCAGTTTGTTAACCCAACCGCAGGGTCCGTGGATGCTGCATCGGAAACGTGGAATTTCCTTATTTTCCGTCCTGAAGGACAGACCGCGAAAACGGGTATCACCGCTTAATTATATGGGGGCTTCGGCCCCCATTTTCTTTGGAGATTATAATGGCCCAACATATCAATGCCGCAGCGGTACAGCTTGCGGTAACGACTTCCAGCGCCAGTGTGCAGCTACCGCCCAGTTCGTTAAACGGCGTTGAAATCGTCAATATCGGCACAGCACCTGCATACGTGGCGTGCGGCGGTTCGGGCGTAACAGCCAGCGCAACGACTAACCGTGTAGTACAACCCAACTGGCCGCGCATCTTTATGCGTAATACCGGGGATTTATTTATTGCCGCTATTACCGCGTCAGGTACTGCGACACTGGTTATTACCCCTTGTTCGAGTGACGAGCAGGCATAATGGCCACAACCGCACTGGACATCATTACCGGCGCAGCCAAGCTCTTAGGCGTTGTGTTCAAGTCAGAGGCGCTATCGGCAGATGAAGCTAATGACGGGCTTATTGTCCTCAATGACATGCTTGCATCATGGTCCAATGAGGATTTGCTCACCTACACGTTTTTGGATGAATCTTTCCCACTGGTAGCAGGGACTGCCAGCTATACCATTGGCAGCGGTCAGACCTTTAACACGGTTCGCCCAATTAATATCGTGACTGCCTATGTGCGGGTGGGGACCATTGATTACCCACTGGAAATCATCCCCTCAGAAGTGTACGAGCTGCAAATCCAGTCCAAATCAATTCAATCTTCCATCCCCCAATTCCTGACTTACGATAACAGCTATCCCGCAGGCACAATCAAGCTTTACCCGGTCCCTAGCCAAGTCATCACGCTCACCCTGCATAGCAATAAGCCCCTTACCAGCTTTGCAGCGCTCACCACGACTTTTGACCTTCCTCCGGGTTGGGCGCGTGCCATTAAATACAATCTCGCATTGGAATTAGCCCCGCAATACGGCGTTGAAATCCCACCCTCTGTCCCACCGTTGGCCAAGCAATCCATGGGCGCAATTAAAATGGCCACCGCTGCTAACTTACCTAAGCCGTATATCGGTCCTTTTAGCACTGGCAAAACCTACATATTGCAGGGGGGCTTTTGAGTAAGATAGGGTTAGTCGGACCTAGCTACCAAGAGCGTTCACTCCCATTCGATGCCCAGCGCACTATAAACCTATACCCTGTTTTAGATAAGCAGGGGAAAGAGGTATCAGCCCTTTTTGGCACGCCGGGCTTAACGTCATTTGCCACCTGTGGCAGTGGGCCAGTACGCGGGGTATTCAACGCCTCCAATGGCCGCGCTTTTGTGGTGTCAAATTCTGGCCTCTATGAACTGACCTCAACCGGCACCGCGACATTAATGGGAACGCTCAACACTTCCAGCGGCATTGTGTCGATGGATGAAAACGGGCTGCAATTAGGAATATGTGACGGTGTGAGCGTGTATATGTTCACCTACCTGACAAACGCCTTTGCTCAGGTGACAGACGCAGATTTACCGCTCTCCGGCACGCTTACGGTCATTGACGGGTATTTCATCGTCACGAAAAACGGCAGTGGCGCGTTCTATATCTCGAAGCTTTATGACGGCTTCACATGGGCGGCACTGGACTTTGCAACCGCAGAATCAAGCCCTGATGACCTGTTAAGGGTTTATAACGCAGTAGGCCAGCTATGGTTGCTGGGAAGTAAAACGACAGAAATCTGGACTAATACCGGCGCGTCGGCATTTCCTTTTGCGCGCATATCCGGCGCAAAGATGGAAGTGGGGATTCTCGCGCCCCATACCGCTATTGCCGTGGATAATTCCATATTCTGGGTTGGGCGCGACAATATCGGTTCGGGCATTGTGTATCGTGCGCAGGGGTTCGCCCCCAGCCGTATATCCACCAGCCCGATAGAGCAAATGATTCAGGCGGCACCATCGCCAAGCACTTTACGCGCATACACCTACCAGCAGGACGGGCATACGTTTTATGTCATTACGGGGGGCGGCATGAACACGACACTTGTTTATGACATATCCACCGGGCAATGGCATGAACGCGCTTACCTGAACGCTTCAGGGGCATTTGAGGCGCATTTAGGCGCTTGTGGCATGTTTGCTTTTAGTCAGCAGTTGGTAGGCTCAAGAGTAAACGGCAAGGTCTATACTGTGTCGCTATCGGTTTATAGTGACGATGGCAGCCCAATGGCATCAGAGCGCACCTTCACACATTTGAGCAAAGAGGACATGCGGGTTAAATTCAACAGCCTGCAAATTGACATGGAAACAGGCGTAGGCAATCAATCCGCACCGGGCAATGACCCGCAGATTACCCTATGGATTAGTCGTGACGGCGCTAGAACATGGTCGAACGGCTATATGACTTCCTTTGGTAAAGTTGGGAAGTACCTGACCCGCGCTATATGGCGCAGGCTTGGTTACGGCTCCATTATCACATTCAAGATAAGAATCACTGATCCTGTTAAAAGAGCGCTGATAGGAGCCTATTTAAAATAATGGCATATCAAGCCCCGCCTATTTACTCGCCCGTTGTCGAAAAAGACGGGAAGGCAACGTTACCATATATCCTGTTTTTTAATCAGTTATTCACTGGGGACGTTGGGACAGACTGGACACCGACATTTACCAATTTAACCCAAGTGGGCGCACCCGTCATAACTGGGCATTATTATAAGCTAAGTGATTCGCTGGTGTATTTCAGGGTGAAAATCATCCCCTCGACTAGTACCACTTCAAGTGCGGGTTCAACCTATATCAACAATTTCCCACTCACGATTTCGGGCGATGGAGCGTGTTTCGCGCTATCCGGTCTGCTCGGTACAAGCGCGGGTATGTGTGACCAAGCCAGCGGCAAAATCTACGTACCAGCATGGAGTGCGGTAACAATACCCTTGTCTATCGTTGGGTTAGTAGAGGCTAGCTAACAGCAATGCGAGACTTTGATCACGTCATAGCCTTTTGCGGCCATGCACCGATCAACCATTGAATGGGGGTTTGTCCACGCGTCAGCATCTGCAAGTGGGTCTGCTTTCATAGAGCGCTTATCTGCATCGGCGAGGCACATCTTTCGATCTGATTCATACCTTACATTGTCCTTCGGTGGAGTTGCTAATTTGGGCTGATAATCAGCCCAATGCGGTATGCACCCGGTCAAAAGCAATAAGAAACAGCATGTGTATTTTTTCATATTTAAACTCCCTGTTACCGTATTTAACCAATTATTAGGTAATTATGCAAGCCTACCTCGTTGCCAACCATCAGATTGATGAAGTGTGGCCGGTAGTGCAGCCCCTTATTTCGGCGGCATGTGAATACAATAATAATAGATATACATCAGAAGATTACCTGCTGGAATTGAAAGCCGGAATTAAGCATTTATGGGTTGCCATAGATAACGGCCTTCAAGGGCTTGCCATCGCTGAAATTATTCGTTTTCCAAGGAAGGTTTGCTGCTCCATCGACATGTTTACTGGTGATGGACTCGACCAGCTTCTCGAATTTTTGCCACTTATCGAAGCGTGGGCAAAAGAAATGGGTTGCGAGCAAATGTTTGCAAATACGCGCCCCGGCCTAAGCAAAAAACTTAAATCGCAACAATACCGCACTACACACACACTTCTCGAAAAGGATTTATAATGGGCAGCGCATTAAAAGCTATTTTATCCCCTATCAGTGGTCTTGAAAACGGATGGACCGGCCTTAGGGATAACCTAGAAACGGCTGGCACCCTTGCAGGCAATTACTACTTGCCGGGAAGCTCTTTGCTTACAGACCAGCTCGCAAGCAAGGGTTCACAAAATACATTAAATTCAACAGTCGGCAGAATTGCCAACACAGCAACAGGCTTGGCGGGCGCAGGGGTTGGGTCATCGACTACCGGCATTCCCGCAGCATCTGATGTAGGCGGCGGCTGGACAAATACTGCCAATACGGTTGGCGGGGCGTTTGGCAATGCTTCATTAGGGACAAATATTGGTGATAGCCTGTCCTCGGGTTATGATGCTGTCAAATCTGGTCTAGGCAACGCCGCATCTGGCGTTGGCAGCGCACTTGGGTTAACTGGCTCTGATAGCAGTTCATCAAGCCCCGGATTCTTCAGCAGGCTGTTTGGTTCAGGCAGCAGCCCAACAAGCGCATTCTCCCCTGGCGAAGTTGACATGCAGGCTCCATCATCCATTGGTGCATCTGCCCTGAAATCGGGTGTTGGCCCTAGTGTTTCGGGCCTAAGCAGCGCCTTAAGCTCTGGCACAGGTGGCGGTGCATCCAGTTATCTGCCTATAGCTGGCGCGGCAATCGGCGGCTTAAACAGCCTTAACGCTAATGTCAAAGCACAAAAAGACCTACTCGAAGCAAACAGGAACGCACTCGGTCAGCTTGACCCGTACCTTGCCAGCGGTTCGGCTGCTAACAATCGCCTATCGGATTTGCTTGGTAACAGCACAAATACCGGCGCATCGGGTTATGGTTCGCTGACAAAGCCATTTGACGCAGAA